AAAATGGAAAATATACAAGTTATGTTTAGCAGTAAAGATGATAAATGGAGTACTCCTCAAGACTTTTATGATGAACTAAATGCTGAGTTTGGATTCACATTAGATCCATGTGCAGATGAGTTTAATCACAAATGTAATAAATACTATACAGAAGAAGATGATGGTTTATTACAAGATTGGCGAGGAGAAAGAGTATTTTGTAATCCTCCTTATGGTAAAGCTATTAAAGATTGGGTACGTAAAGCTTATATTGAGGGATGTAAGCCTAATACAACAGTAGTTATGTTAATACCAGCAAGAACGGATACAATATACTTCCATAAGTATATATATCATAAAGCTGAAATAAGATTTTTGAAAGGAAGGTTAAAATTTGGTAATAGTAAAAACAGTGCCCCATTTCCAAGTATGGTAGTTATATATAGAGGGCCGGAGGAATAATATGAAAGTAGCACAAAAATTAGATTATAACTTACAGGCCTACCAAGAAAGAGTGGGGCTAGTTAATTTCTTAGCTGAAAATGGTGAGTTAGATGGATATCCACCTTCAGAATTAGATAAAGTGGCTAACTATCTTCTATATGCGGAAGATGTAGACGCTGAAGTTGAATTAAAACAAGGAAGTAAAAAGAAAGTTAGTTATGAGGAACTTATAGAATCCACTTTAGGAGAAAGTACAGTACAACGAAATAAAGAGCTTTCAATTTACAAAGTACCTAAACCAAGAATAGACAGAGAGCAAGATGCAGACATTCCAGGTATGAAGGATTTATGGGAAGCAATTGACATTATCACTGAGCAATATCAGTATTGCAAAGATGTTTTAGAGGGAAAACGTGATATTGATTTCAATCGTAATCTAGTTCCTACATATCAAACTAAATATTTTTTACGTGAGTGGATGGTTGATCTTCGTAGAGAACAATTTATCTTAAAAGATATTTTTAAACCAATAGTATGTTCAGGAATGAACTTTCAAGGATATACAGAACCAAGAGATGAATATGGTATGTGTATTGGACCACATGTTTTATGTCCTGGTTCATTAATGGTAGACTTTGGAAACTGGCAACATGTATATAATATGTTAAAATATTATTCAGGTATGAAAGCTAAAACAATAGATAATCCTTATCATCCTTGGTGGTGCATGTACGATTTCTTAGATGAATTACTACATAGAGTAAGATGGTCTCCTGAACACGAACATATTTTAATTCGTAAAATTGATAAAATACCAAACGAACAAATTGCTAAGGAATTATTTGATATAAATGGTAAATCATATAGCGTTAATTATATTAGCACTATTTGGAAACAACACATTTCTAAGCAAGTTGTAAAATATGCATATCTATGGTGGAATGAAAAACAATATAAACCAGATGGTACTATGAAGACAATGACAAAATGGAAGATCTGTGATAAGTGTCATAGACAATTATTTGCAGATGAATTAAATTTTGGGCAAAATATGGACGGAACATGGAAAGATACTTGTAAAGATTGCGTATTAGAAGAAAAGAAAGAAAAAGAAAGACGCAGGGAGGAAAGACGTGCTAGAAGAGATGCTAAAAAAAACGTTGAGTAAGCCAATTGTAGTAACCGCTGAACAAATAAATATGATACAGGTGTTTATTAGAGAAACTGAAGATGGTATAGAGACTATGCCATTAGAAGATTACCTTGCTTTAAAGATTACAGACAAGTTGCTTACTTTAATGAGTAGAGGTGAATAATTATGGATGGAAAATATAGAGTTTGTCCTGTATGTGGAGAAAAACAACCTTTAGAATTATATCTTCCAACTTCTAATTCATGCCCATATTCTATTAACGGGGCTTCTGTTATATGTGTAATGTGTATGGGGCAACATATAGACAGACATAAACTAGAAACCGTAGATAAGATGTGTCAATATCTAGATTTACCGTTTGATGCTAATAGATGGGTTGAAATGGAAAAAGATTATGAAAAACTTGGGCCATTACTAATAGATTATTGTTATGAAATGCGTAATGGTGAATATCAAGATAGTGACTGGCAACAAGTTAACAGTTTATGGAAGAAAGCGCGTGAATATAACGGATTGGTAGATCAAATGACTACTATGCATTCTGACTTATTATTATATCTACGTAAAAAGTGGGGAGCTAGTAGTGATTTAGTGCTAGATGATTATTTACGTATGGAAGAATACGAACGACATACATTAAGCCATTATCCTTTTAAAGATGAAGCTAGAAAAGACGTTATTCGTAAGCTTGCTAAGATCTCTGTATTATCGGATAAGTCAATTACTGCCGGTAATACTAAAGACGCAGTGTCTTACCTACAAGCATATAATACATTAATGAAAGAGCTTGGTATTGGTAATGAAATTGCAAATAATGAAGATAGTATTAATACTCTTTCTGAGCTTGTATCTTATTTAGAGAAAAAAGGATTTGTATTAAATTATCGTATTAATGAAAGCCGTGATGTTGTAGACAAGACCATCGAGAATATGCAACAATATGTTCGTAGATTATTCAATGACTCACAAGAAACGGCTACGGAAATGTATAATCAAAAATCATTAGCAGATGGGGCTGGTACAATTATCGATGATGATGATTTAGAAGCTTTATATGCAAGCAATGGTGAAGAAAATATAGAAATAGAAGAAACCTTAAATGAAGAAGAATTAGAAGCCATGTTTAGACAGGTAGAAAATGAATTTAAGTAATGAATTGGAACAATTCTTTGACGAGTATTATGATGTTATCCTTGAAAGAAATGACGAAGATAACATTGTAATTACTCCGTCTTATGTTGATTCGCATCGACAACAAATGGAAGATATAGTAACATTATTTACACTATATCCAGACTATTTGATTGATGTAATCACTCCAAAAGATTCATTCTTCAAGCTATTCTTCTATCAAAGAGTATTCTTAAGAGTATGTATGAGATTCCAAGAAGTTTCTGGAACATTCCCTCGTGCGTATTCAAAATCATTCTTAAACTTTATATCTAATATGATTCGTAGTATAATGTTACCGGCTAGCAAAGGATTTACCTGTGCGGATACAAAGAAACAAGCCGCGCAAATCATTGAAGAAAAAACAAACGAAATATTTAGACTATTCCCATTCTTTGTTAATGAACTTAATATTAGTGATGTGGATAAAGCTAAAAAGAAATATGGTAACTTTGGTTCTGACTATGCCGAACTTGAATTAAAGAATGGTAGTCATATGGACATTGTTGCCACAAGTAATGCTGCCCGTGGTGGGCGTAGACACTGGGGTACGCTTGAAGAGTTTGCGTTAATGGATGGAGATGAAGTTAATGAAATCATTATCCCACTAATGAACGTAGACCGTAGGACTGTTGCGGGTATTGTTAATCCAACAGAACCGCATGCACAACAAACTATGATTACTACTGCCGGATATCGTGGGACTTATGCTCATGATAGAACATTAGAGACATTGGTTGATATGGCAATTAATCCAGATAAAGCTTTTTGTTTTGGTGGAGATTTCCGTATACCAGTAATGCATAGTTTATTATCTCCTGACAAAGTTCAGGAAAAATTAAAGAACTCGTCTTATAAACTTGAATCATTCTTACGTGAATATATGTCAGTATGGTCAGGAGGAAGTGAAGACAGTTATTATTCTTATGAATTAATATCTCAGTGTAGAAAATTAGTTAGACCTGAGTTTAAACCAGAAGCTAATTTTAAAGACGGCTTCTATATAATGGCAGTCGACGTTGCGAGATTTGAAGGCGACCAAACTGTAGCATTAATATTTAAGGTTTATACGACAGGAGAAAGATATAAAATACACTTGGTTAATATTAAATTGATGAATAGTACTCACTTTAAAAACCAAGCCATATACATTAAACAAATGGATGCTTTATTTAATTTCAAAGCAATCGTAATGGATATTAATGGTAATGGTGCGGGATTAGCGGATTATATGATTGAAGAGCAACAAGATCTTCAAGGATATTATCAACCATACAGTTTTTTGAATAAAAATAAGTATTCTAACACAGAAAAACGCATTTCTGTGCGAAAATTGTACGGAATTGAAGCAAATCGTCAATTTAATAGCCA